TCTATTTATCTCCGGATTGGCAAGTCCATTTGTAAAAGTAACTCCCAAATTAATTCCATCAAAAACATTAGTTGGAGTTTCTTCTCCAAAGGAGGAATCAACAGATCCAGTAAAATTTGGATTTGTTGATACTATAGAACCTCCAGTCGAACTAAAATCTAAAACTTTAGAATTTGCCGTATTATCTGTAGAATCTACATTATTTTGAAAACACAAAGTTCTATCAGTATAATATTTCAATACTTTAGTGTCTTTATCATATGAAGCAACATATCCCTTTGCCGTTTCATTACCTATTGTCTGAGTAATTTCATTTCCAATTCCCGGTCCATTTTTATTAGACTCATCTACTGTAAGTTTAATTGCTGATAACGAAGAGTATTGATTATCAGTAAAAATACTTGTCCCACCAAATGCTAAAGGATTTTTTATAATTCCAACTTGAGCAAATTTTGTATTGGTTGGAAAATCTCTAGTAGAATCATCAAATCTAGCATAAATCAAAACTCTATCAGCACCCAATTCTGTATAGATATCATTTCCATGACCTTTTGCGGGCGGTATGATGGGTATTAATTTTGCTGCATCTGATGAACTATTATGACCAGTTGGTCTCAAAGGACTTAAATCAACATAACCATAAGTGTATCCACTACCACCTGCGGTTATTTTTACCGATTCAATTTTCTTTTCAGAATTTATAGTTACTAATGCCTTTGCTCCGGTACCATCTCCGACAATATTACATTCTTTGCTTTGATTATATGTGTAATTATTTCCTGCGTTATCAATATAAACTGCCTTCAATTGATTTAAATTAATATCAGAATCACCCGCTTCACGGACATTTTGTATTTGAGGATCTGTAGATGTGCTCCAATCATTAGGAACTACAATATATTCTGTAGAATCAAATTTTATAATATCACTTGGCGAAACAGAAAACAAATATTTCCATACATACCCATCTCCACTTGTTCCAGCAGATGATGGTTCCAAATCTGTAAAAGTTGGTTCATCCTGAGATTTATTACCTTTTAGATTAGATCCAGATGATCCATTCTCAATACAAATATAAACTTTAAAATCACTATTCATTACATAGAAATTTGAATCATATAATCTAGAAGAATTAGAATTTGGAGTAGGATTACTTACACTATAATCATGACGATACATATCATACTCTTTATTAGAAGTCCAATTAACTTTTCTAATTACTCTTCTAATATTTTTACTTGTAATTTTTTTCCCAAAAAGAGAAGTTTTTCTGTAATGGGAAAGATAATCTAAATTATCTACAGGATCTTTATTGCTATTATCTGCTTGATTCCAAGTAGATGTTCTACCAAAACCAGGACTTGGATCTGTAGGATTAGACAGACCCAAAAATACATAATAAGAATTATTTTCGTTCAGTACAGAATCTACAAAATTACTAGCATTTAATATCCTAAATTGATCTGTTACTACGGCAGCCATATTATTAGTTTTTTAGATATTTATAATCATTCATCTAGTGCTCCGGTTTGCCTATATCCAATTCCTCCACCTCTTCTTTGAATTGTTGGGAATGATGATAATCCAGCATCAACAGTAAGACCTGTAACTCCAATTGAAATGCCTGCAGTAATGGATCCACCTGACAATTTGCCCCAAGAGAATCTTCCGACAGGATTTAATTCACTACCAGTAGATGCCAATCCAACCACCGAAGTATTATTCTCAATCATACAAGTGATAATTCCCAATGTTCCACTAGCATAAACTGCTCCTATTGAATGGTAAATATTATCAACAAAAGTAGTTCCTAATCCAACAGTACTCACTCCAGTTACATCCATAGAAGTGACTCCAGTTCCAATACGAGTATCGAAAATATAGATTGGAGTGTCAGCAGCGATAGAATTTGCGGGAATACTAAGATCAGAACTAGATGTACGTAAATGAAATTCGAATGCTAAATTTGAACCAGAAGTGGTGGTGCTAATTCCAGTAACAATTCCAGAGAATCCTTTAGTATCAAGAGTTTCAAATCCAGTTATTGTTTTTTGAGTTAAAGATGGTGATGATACAAGAACTCTTGGCACTCCAATTGTATATCCTAAACCTGGATTAGTAATTGTAATTGCATTTACACTACCTCCAGAAACTGTTGCTGTTGCAGTTGCAGTAGAACCTACACCAACAGTACCATCTGATTTAATAAAAGTACCTATACCAACTGGTGGTGCAGAAATTGATATAGTTGGTATAGAAGTATACCCAGACCCACCACTTACAATAGTCAAATCAGAAATTGTTCCACCAGCACCAACCGTAGCAGTTAATCCTGCCGATACTGGATCTGATGAACCTGTAGATACAACTAAAGCATCAAAAGTTTCATCAACTTCAACATCTTCTTCGAAGAAAGATGCATTGTCTACAAAAATTGAACCATCACTTGCAGATACATCTCCAATTATCCTTGCTGTTGGATATATTTGACCTTCTATAGATTCTCTCTTCTTAGATTCATTTTCACCATTAACTTTCTTATCTCTCTTTTGTTTAATTAAATTTATTGATCTGTAATTAGTACTATCAACTCCCTGTCTAGAATATAAATTAGTTTCTACTTTATCTGAGAATGATAAATCAAATACTGTTCTTCTATCTTGCTGTAAAGTATTATTAATTCCAGTAAGTTGAAGATCATCACCTTTTTCTAATTTTTTAGGAATAAACGTAACAGAAGTTGTATCATCACCTGCTGTACCTTTATAGAAGAATATATCAATATTATCATCTGAATTTGGTGCCTCAATGAAATCAAAAGAAGTTCCACCATCAAAAGTATATGATTTATTTGGTTGTTGAAGAATACCATTTACAAATACAAGTAAATTATTTGCAAACTCGATATTAACTCCTTCTGGACCTTCGAAACTTAATGGAGATTCATTATAGAATAATGGGAAATTAGTTCTACCATCTTGATATGATTTAATATTATCAATATAATCCAATTCTCCAAATTGCCATAATCCAAAACTATCGCTATAAGTATCAAGAACTTCTAATGTAAATTCTTCTAGAGGTTCTGACAATCTTCCATCAGTAACTAATCCAACGAGAGTAAACTTATCACCTTTTCTAAATTCATATCCAGGTCTAGTTATCTTGAAACTCTTAACCTCAAAATGAGTTGATCCAACACCAACAGTAGTAGAAGCTCCTCCAACTTCGACTGACATCTGCAATCCTGTTCCAGAAGCAGTTGTTGTTCCTATCCCTATTCTAGAAACTCCCAAAACATCGAGATTTTCATAAGAAGGAGACTCAACTATAATTGCTGGATTGACATATTCAGTTCCACCAGCACCTACAGCAAATGCTAAAGTTCCACCAACTCCAACAGTAGCTGTTATATTAGCACCACTTCCAGCACCACCACCAGAACCAACACCAACACTAATAGTATTAGTTGTAAATGTTTCAATTGCTAGTTGTTGATCATGAGCAGGATCACCACCAACTTCACCTCTTCTTTGCTTGGTTTTAGATACCGCTCTTGGATAAGCATGTTCTGTAGCATAATGATCTTTAGAGCAAGAGAATACTATTCCTCCAGTATCAATTCCGATTGTATTAGAATCTGTTAATCCATGATTAGCAATCGTTAACACCAATATTCCTGTTGGGGAATCATATGTAGCATTTGTAGCAGTGTACTTAGTACCATTATTATCAGTAATTGAATTTACTCCACAACTGACAAATCTATGATCATAAATGAAATCTGTTACTCCAACAGCAACTGTTCCATAATAACCAGAACCATGTATATCTGTAGTTCCTATTCCTGCTGAAATAAATGATCCTCCAGCACCAATATGAGAGGTTACAGAAGCACCTACAAGAGGAGCATATCCCAATCCGCCAGTAGAACCTAATGATATAATTATTCCACCTCTTGGAACGTTGTTTTGATTAATATCTGATTCTGAGGAAATAATATCAGAGCTATCACTATCTGTTATTCCACTGAATATGACTGTACTCACTCCAGAAGTTGCATCAGTAATAATCTCAAAATTATTACTTGGATTGTTAAGTGTAGATGGAGTTTGAAAAACTCCATTAATAAACATTAAAGCATTTTGATTTTGGGATTGTACTGAAGTTGTTCCTATTCCAGCAGCAGTATTTGCACCACCAACTCTTATAGTAAATGTTCTTCCAATACCAGTAAATTGATCTGAAATATCATCATAAATTTGATTGGTATCATAATTATTTCTAAAGTAGGATCTCCCTGCAAATTCAGATGTTGGAGGATCTAAATTCATTATATTTTTATCTTGATTTGCATCTCCTCTAGGAGCATCAACAAAGAATATATCACTTCCAACAATATTATAAGATCCTTTATAAATTGTAGCAATACCTGTTGTATCACTATGAGACGTTGATATACTACCAAGTATTCCTCTCTCAACTTCAACTAGTGCTGTCGTTCCTATACCAGTTATTGGTCCAGTGCTAGTTGTGCCAAATCCTACATTTATAACCTTTACATATTCATCATCTATACCTAAAATATCATTTGATTCTATAGTTGATATTCCACTTAAGGCAAATGTTGTAGAAGTTGTGCTAATACTACCTCCATTACCACTCAAAGAATAATTGACTGGGGTAAACATTAAAGGATATTGCACAACATTATCAATAGAGATCAATGATTTTTCATTTTTCTTTGCCATTTCAAATTGGTGGGAATTTCCTTCACCAAGACCTACAAATGTTACCGCTGTTCCTGCTTTGGTAGTTGAAATTTGGAAACTATCATCATTTTGAACAATGGCAAATACTGATGTTGGTAGAGTATCAATAATACTACCATTCTTATATTGCATTGGTGTTGATCCAACACCAACAAAAGTGGATTTTGGAGTGTAAATTAATTCTTCATTATTTCTGAAGAAATGATTATCAATATTAAATACTCCTGTAGAAGCATTTAATGTAGTAGTATCTGAAGGATTAAATGACTTGGCAAATAGTGGAATATTATTAGTAGTTAATGTAAATTGTTTTTTGTTTCCTATTTCACCATTAATACCAGCATAGTCTTTAATGTAAGTAGAGTCTACACTATTTCCATAAACTAAATCATTTGGAATATTTACCTTATCATTTTCAGTATATAAAAATTCAGTGTATGATACAACTTCATTATAATTGGAAGTATAACTGGATTCTGGATAATAATTTAATGACATCTGTCCTGTTATTCCAAATGTCCCTATACCAGTAACATTTTTATCATCAGTAAATAACAATTGTGATTGTTGAATATGATGATTATCACTACCATCTTTAACAACCATTACTTGATATAATGCCCTTGTGCTACCAACAGAAACTTGAACTATAGATTTAGCTGAATTTATGATAGTACTAGCACCATAAACCGTTACAGTTAATCCAAATCCACTAGAAATTTTATTATCGGCATAATTACTATAATATTGAACTGCTCTTGGATTAGATTGTCCTGTAGATTTGAATAAGTATTCACCTGCACTACTAAATCCTGCTGTGGTTCCAAATCCAACTATTCTTGAATTAATTTCAATATCATTTGAACTAGAATCATTTAAAAATTCTAAATTCATAACATTATTATTAATATTAGCACCAAAAGATCCTATATTCTCACCACTAAACACTTTACCCGTTGAATCATAATATGACTCAGCAATATAAGTATTTTCTCCATCATGTGTTACGATAGACTCGACAAAATTAACTTCATTACTTACTACATCTTTGACTTTTGAATTAACAACTAAGGAATTAAATTTAGTTGTAGATACTCCTATTATATTTGTTGTGACTCCAGAAGATGCTAACTGAGTAGAATTAGTAATATCAATTAAGGTTCCTAAATTAGTTGTAGCAATTCCTACTGTGGATCCAATATATTCTTTCTGAAGTACTTTAATATCATAATCTTGCGTATACGGATCTACTGGATCGAATATTAAATTAGTAGTATTAAATTCGTCAGTTTTAATTGAAAATTCACCATAGTTTGTTTCTGATGTATGAGTTAATCCACTACCAATATTTGATATTTCTCCTTTATTCAAAAGAAGATTAGTATCACCTTCCTTAATAGCAACCAAGTCTGATAGTTGTATTTCAGTATTAGAAGCATTTGTAACTCTTACCAAAAATGTTGAATACTGGAAAGAGGGATTTATTTCAAAAATACTCACTTCAGTGGATGGATTTTGTTGATCAGCCAAATTAGAAAATTGTGAATTAATATCATCCATCACAAAAACATTATTCCTACTCATTTCTGTATATGGAGTTAATCTTTGATTTTTAAATCTTATAAACTTAGTGGATCCATTAGTTACATTAGAATCTTTAGCAAAATCAAAACCATATACAATATCCACTCTCTGATCACCAATAATATCCTGAACTGATATTGTGGCATCTGAACTACCAATTCCAATAGATTTGGAAGAAGTTATACCAGTGTCAGCAAAATTCTTCAATCCACTTGTATGAAGTAAACTATTTACAGGAGTCTTCTGAACATTATATTCTATTGGACTTTGAACACTATATGAAAGATTTTGATAATAATCATTATTTGGAACTACTTGTGTAGTTTCATTCAATTTTCCAACATTATCAAACCAACCAATATTTTTGGTATTTCCATATTTTATAGAAAATCTTCCATTATTTTCTTCAATTTTATTAATTGTTGCTTTTGATCCAGATTCTTTCCCGTTTATAATATCACCTACAGTTAATTCGTATGAACCTTTAACTTTAATTGATGTGATATCATATTTTAATATTGATAAATCAACTTCTACTCCATTGACTATCAATTTTTCTCCTTCTAAAAATGGAGTTGCTTTTGAAATAACTCCAAATGATGGATAATCGGTACTCTTTATAATATTTGCCAATGAATCTTGAACTGTCTTAGCAATACCAGTATTAGTTGTTATTCCAGATACATTAATTTTAACTTTATGAGGTATACTATCAACGTTATATTCTTCTACAGTTAAGAATTTATAATCATAATCGGAAGAATTAAATCCAGATCCATCTGTACTATAACCAACTATACCTTCAATAAAAACTTTATCTCCAGCAGAGAATGGATTTACATCAAATCCTAATGTTGGTGTTGTAATTACACATGTAAAGATGCCTGTATTATTCGATTCTACTTTAAGAATACTAACACCATTAGTGTTATTAGTGGAATAAAGTTCTACCTCAGATGCTGGAAGACCTTTTGGTTCAGAAATAACTTTAACTGAAGAAATAGAACTACCGGTCAATTCAGATTCTAATAATCCACTATCAATTATTTTCTTAGTAGTTGGATTTACAATAATTATTGATGGGGGTTCGGTATATCCTTTTCCACCATTAGTTACTGAAACAATACCGATAGTATTAGAATCACTTAAAGTTACTAGTGGAGAAATATAAGCAGATGGTTGTAAGGTACTATCTGAGGGATATTGGAATCCTTCATTAATAACTCTTATTTGATTTATATCACCAATTGTATTAGATTTTGAAACAATATATGCATCTTGACCACCAGTAGTTCCAGATCCGGTTAAAATTGGAAGTTTTTTATATCCAGACCCACTGGATATAATTTTAATTTTACTAATTCCACCTTTTTCTGAAGTTGATGATGTATCATACTTTAAGATATCACATTCTTCTTTTATATACG